CAAAGATTCTGCTACCACTGATGAGCTGCGCAAAGCCGTAGCTTCCATTGCTTCTCCCGTTTCTGCACCTTCGTCCTACATGGACATGCTGCAGAATGCTTGGAAGAAGCCCCTTTCCATCTCTAAGGAGGCTAAGTAATTATGGCCGTAACTTTCTCTGCTTCGGGCACCGCCTCCGCTGGTGGCGTGCAACAGGCTTATGCCCTGCAGCACGACGCACTGCTGGAAGGTCAACTGTCTGACATCCGCGACAACACCATCGGCACCTACGTCAACCAGACTGGCGCTGTTGTTCCCTTCGGCAATCTGGCTGTGTACAACACTGCTGGTACTGTTGCCAACTCTGCTACCACCATTTCTGGCGCTTCTGACACTGTGCTGGGCGTTAACGTCCTCACCTATGTTGATGAAACCGCCCTCGACAGTAACAACCGTCCTGGCGTGAAAAATCAGCAAGCCATGAACGTGGCTAACGAAGGTGCAGTGGCCGTCTACGTTACCGGCGCTGTTACTCCCGCATCGCCCGTGCGTGTGCTGTATTCCGCTAGTGGCACTGGCAAGGCTGGTCAGTTCTCCCATGCTTTCGCATCGGGCCGCACTGTGCGCCTCGCTAACGCTCGTTTCCTCACCTCCACCACTGGCAGCGGTCTCGCTGTTCTGGAGCTGAATGGTCCGAGCTTCACCCTCTCTGCTGATTCTTGATAGGAGGCTCTTAACAATGTCTGAATTCCGTATGGATGATGCGGGCCTGTTCCTTGAGCGTCAGCTTGAGTACATTCGCCCCCAAGTTTTTGAAGTGCAGTATGCGGATATTAAGTATCCCACTGTGCTGCCCGTCACTGCTGAAGCTGGTCCTGGCGCCCAGACCTTCACCTATCGCATCATGGACTCCACTGGTGAGTTCCGTCTGATTGCGGACGCTGCTGATGATCTGCCCCGCGCTGACATCAGTCAAGTGGAGAAGAGCATCAACATTCGTTCCTTCGGTGGAAGCTTCGGTTACACCGTACAGGAACTGCGTGCTGCTCAAATGGCCAACATCGCTCTGGAGCAGCGTCGTGCTGCTGCTGTGCGTCGTGCCTATGAAGAGAAAGTGGAAAGCCTTGCTTTCTTCGGCGAAAGCTCTGTGGGTCTCGCTGGTTTCTTCAACAACTCCACTGTGGATGTGGTTGCTGCCGACAAGTGGTTTACCACTGCTGGCACCACTGCCCAAGAAATGCTTGAGCTGCTGAACTATGGCGTGACTGCCATCATTAACGGCTCCAAGATGAAGGAACAGCCCGACACCATTCTGCTGTCCTACGCGGATTACAACAAGATCAGCACCACTCGCAATTCCGATTCTTCGGACGTGACTGTGCTGGAATACTTCCTGCGTACCAACCCCTACATCCGTAACGTTGAGCCCATCAACCAGTTGGAAGCTGACAACAGCGTGCTGAACACTGACCGTATGGTTGTGTACAAGCGCGATCCTGAGAAAGTGCAACTGCACATCCCTCAGCCTCTTGAGCTGTTCCCGCCTCAACAGCGTGGTCTGGAATTCATCGTTCCTGCTCATGCCCGCGTGGGTGGCGTTGCTCTGTACTATCCCAAGAGCATGATCTACGTGCAGGCTTCTGCCTGAGGATAGTTAATCAAGAAGAGGGGCGTTAAGCTATTAGCAATTGTTTCTCTTGAACAATGCTGATTGCTTATCGTCCCGAACTTGAAAATCCCCCTCGTGATGCAGGGTTTGGCATTATTACCAAGAGCGGGCTCATTCAACTGACGCCCGGTCTTAATCAGGAAATTCCTGATGAGAAATGGAAGGAAGCGAAGGAAAATGGTACGGTCAAGAAGCTTCTTGCTATTGGTGCCATTGAAGAAATGAAAGAACAAGTGATGGTAGAAGACCTGCCTGAAAATGTTCAAAGCCTTAGCGAACTTCCCCTCACGCAAGCTATTCGCGCCATTGAACTCATCCATGATCCAGATCGTCTGGGTGATTGGAAAAAAATTGAAGGGCGCGTCCGCGTGAGGAATGCCATTGCAAAGCGCGTTGAAGCTATTCGCATTGGGAAGGCCTGATTATGGCAGTCACCTACGCAAGCTTTCTTGAGCGCTTTCCTGAATTCAGTCCACATCCATCTGGCATCGTCAATGGCGCCATTTCAGAAGCTGCTTACGATGCTTCTAGCGATGTGTTTGGGGATCAAACTGATAGGGCAGTAAAGTTCCTTGCTGCTCATATCATTGCCATTCAACTTGCTCAAATGGGCATTCAAATTGGTGCCACTGACGGCAAAGTATATGGCGAGGGGCTTGATGCCACTCAATACGGTCAGGAGTTTAAACGAATGACCAACAATCTTCCTCTTTCTTCTGTTGGGTTTGTCGTGTGAGCAATTTCCTGGAGCCACTTGCAAATGCCACTTTGGTGTTTAGTGTGGCTTCGGGCTATGCGCTTGACAATGAAACTGGTAATTACGTACCAGTGGCAACTGGCGTTACTTTCTACGCCACGTTGAAGCAGAAAAACAATCCACGTTACGACCAACTCCTTGGGGCTGACATGACTGCCGTCTATATGGAAGGCAGAATGACCAGCCCTCTTACTTTGTCTGGCGTTACTGTGGGCGATTCTGCTCGGGCCACAATTAATGGAAGAGAAGGAAGGTTTGAATTGTTGCCGAATGAACAAATTGCTATTCACTATTGGCAGTTCTTAGGCACGCCAGTCAGGGGCATTTTTAGACTGATTGGCAAAGGAAGCGTGGACAACGCTTAACTCTCTTCTTTCCCATTGAGGAATTTTTCATGCTCTACCATCCCACTGAGCTAGTGAAGAGCCAGGACGTGATTGTCCGCGTTGGCTCCATTGGCGGCACTTCTCGTCCTGTCATCACTCAAAGCGGCGCCACTTTCACTGTTAGCGGCGCTCCCACTCTCTACACTCTGCAAGCAGCTACTACTGCCTCTGTTGCCTTTAACGATGGCAACCAAGAATTCTACCTGCTGGGCGGCGGTGGTTTCGCTGATAGCGTGGTGGTTACTAGCCAAGCCACTGCATCCATCACTTCCTACTTCCAGAAGGACGTGGATGGCACAGTGTTCCTGCCCAATAGCTTTGACGAAGCATTCCAAGCGATTAGCTCTGCGCGTTACGACAAGGATGCTGAAGTGTACGTGGAAATCAACAAGCAGCTTGGCGCTTCTGGTACTACTTTCTATTACGACCGCGTTGCCTATGTCGGCCGTGTGATGAACTACAACGAGAGCTATCCTGCTGATAACCTCGTAGAAGTTACTTTCGATCTGATTAGTCGTGGTCGTATTGGCATTCACCAGAATGCTGAGAACACCGGCAGCCTCATTCCCACTGCTCCGAATTCCTGATTCTTCCATTGAATCTTCGCTAGCCTGTCTCCTATGGGGGCAGGTTTTTTAATGGACATTTCTCAACTGCGTGACACTGTTAACACTCTTCTTTCTGCATCGCCCAATCTGATTGGTCTTTATACGCTGCCAAATAATTCAACGCTTCCTGCAGTGTATGTAGTGGGCAGGCAAAGCGTGCCAAAAGAATGGAAAGTAAAAGGCCTGGAAGTGACAATGAGAGAGTTCCCTGAGCTTGTGCCTCGTTCTCCATTGGGAGGCACTGTCAAGGTGACACAGGTTTGGGAAGTAGTTTTAGTGCAATATACGCCCAATAGCAATACGCTTGCTTTGGCGATGGACAGAATGGTGCGGAGATTTCCAGATGCTACGCCACGATTTTTCCCCGGCGATGATATTGCTTACGAACGTTGCCGCTTTTTGATTCCCGATTTAGTTCTTCGTAATTTAGTGGCACCATGAGTGGAACTATTGTTGGCGGAACAATTGTTAATGCCAAGACTTTGGAAGCAAAGATTGCCAAGGCTTTTGAAACGTGGACACGTTTTGACGTGAACGATTATTTCCGTGATCAATTCTTAGAGGATAAATGGAATTACGATGGAGAAACAGAGCGCAAAAGCGGAGAAGTGGTCACGAGTCCTCGTAATATTTTTGACCTAGGCGATCTCTATAGAAGCGGGCGTGATAGTTTTTCCATCTCACAAGGTGGCGTTGACATCACTGCATCATGGGATTGGGACGCAAAGAATAGCAGTGGCCGTGGCTATGCTTGGTATGTTCACGAGGGGCTGGGCACTAATCTTTCTCCACGTCAATGGACGGATGTATTCCAGCAAAAAGATTTGTTTGGCAGTAGTCAAGTAAGCAAAGACCTTAAGATGCGCATACGCACAGCGCTGAACAAATGAAGATTGATTATCTGTGGAGCGCGGATGGCACAGTGCATGCAATTAATTGTCTTATTGATGGCACCGCATTGGAGGTGGGCATATTGTGTCTTGTTTCCTGCAGAGAAACGACCATTAGAATTAGCAACGACAATCATTCAATGCTGGTTGAAGTGCCGCCAGAATTTCGCTCCTCTCACGAGCGAGTGAAGGTGTTCAACGCATTG